ATTAAAAATATCTTTTTCCATATAGATATTATACCATACGCATCCATTTATGTAAACATTTGCTCTGATGTTTTACAAAAAAATTGGCGCGTCTAACTCATCACTGAAGTAACGAGAATGCGACGCGCAGTTATTCAAATTAAATTTTCTCAAAACATAATCACAACAATCGAAGAAACAGTCTAGAATAGTTTCTGACTGTTTCTTCTTATAGTCAGCTTTTGCGCGGGCGCAAATCAGCGCAGCAGAATACTTTTCCAGGTTGCCGGACCGGCAATTCCGTCTGCACTCAGCCCCTTTTTCTTCTGATAGGATTTAATAGCATATACTGTATTTGTACCGCAATCGCCATCGATCGTCAACAGTTTGCCGTCTGCGCCTCTGAATCCATTCGATTTCAATAACCGCTGCAGCAGCTTTACGTCACTTCCCTTACTGCCGTTCTGAACACTTCCTACGCTGAACATATATCCGCTACCTCCTGTCTTTGTATCCTGATTGTCCGAAATTTCATTTCCCGTATTCCCCCCATTGTCAACTGTCACATTCACATGGTGCGCAACATTCAGATTGATATCGCCACGCCGCGCAAGACTCGGATCCGTAAGGTATGCACCCTGCAGCACAACAAAATATTTTTTACCAGCCGCAGATCGGAAGTAATTCATCATATTGCCTGTATAGGTCGCATTGCATTCCTGCAGCTCCTTAATGCCTTTCAGGTGTCCTACTGCGCGGATCAGTACGATTGTGCTCTCACTGCAGTCTGCCTCGCAGGCCACCTTAATAATTGACGGCCGCCATCCCGCTGCCTGCATCTGCTTCCGGAACGTATACCGGTCACCGGAATTACCTGCCGTCCCCTGATCGTAGCCAATCCGATCGTTCAAGGCCGCCTCAATCGCCAGATCTGCGAACAGGTTGCCCAGCTCCTCGTCACGCCATCGAATGATATAGTCCCACGGGCGCGAATACCACGTCTTCAGGCAGTACTCGCCGCCGGTCTGATCTCCTGCCTTGCCTCCTGCATACCTGCCGTTTTCGTCATGCCCACAATTTGATACTCTTACCATATTTTTCTCCTTCTGCTGCGTTCCTTTATCAACGTATGCATCTGCATATTTTGCGATAAACTCATACACCTTTTTCTGCCTGGAAACATAATCACCAACCTGGTTATCGTTTGACCGGTCTGCCGGATCTGTATTCAGTGCCGTATAGATACTCTTCGCCGTATACGGCTTCGCAGTCTTCGCCAGAATCCGCTCCAGTGCCGATGCTCCACCGAGGTGCACGATGTTGATGCACTCCATCATCGCCGTGTCCGGCATTGCACAATATGTTTTCTCAATACTCGCCGCGTGCTCCACGATCTGCTTGTCCATCAGATTGTCCTGGCATTTCATTCCGGCATCGGAAGAAATAATTGCAATAATACACTTGCCTTTCGTGGATCCTGCCGTTACTCCGTACCGATCCCAGCTCTTTTCCAGGTCAGCGGCAATTCCCGCTGTATCGAGTCTGGAAAACTCAGTTGGATATGTATTTTTGATCTGTTGCAGTAACAACCGTGCCCGTGCTCCGTACCACTGTCCAGCACCTATGGTGATCGCAACCTCGTTTGGCGTATTTTTCCCGACGCCCGCAAATGCTGCATAATTCTGTCGCCCATAAATCTGCCCGCCGCTTTCTACGGCGTACAGGATTTTTCTCAATACAGTAATATTTTCCTGATTCATTCTGTTTCATCCTCTTTTTCCACATGACTAACCATGCAGTCACAAACGTCGTGCACCCAGCCGTCCCACTCACGGACAATCATAATCAGTAACCCAGCAACTGTAGCCACAATAATGCATTTCACAGTGTGCACCCCTTCCGCAAAAAGGACGGCTTATTTGCCGCCCCAGTCTCATTCTTCTTTGTTCATCTGTTTTTTGATCTGATCTACATATGTACTTAATCCGGCGACAAGAATACCCTGCGTGATCGCGGTAAAGACAGCCATTGCCGCCTCCTGCGCATTCGTGATCGTGCTTGTCGCAATGACCCAGATCGCACACAGGACAATGCTTACTCCGCCAAGAAGCAGTGGGATATACTTATCTTTCACACTCTGAGCCTGTTTCAGGGCCATTCCGATGAAATACAATGCTACTGCTACAACAATGAGTTCCGGTTTTACATAGTTCATAATCTGATCCATACCTAATCCTCTCTTTCTTTCAATTCTTCTGGCATTTCCAGAAGCGTATGATACAGTTTCGTTGCAACATCATTACCGCCTAAATTATGATATGCTTCGTATACGTGCTTGAGTGTCTCTTTCGCATAAATTGGGCAATATCCTCTATCCGTATACTTATTGTAGTTACTTACGATGCTTTCCCTGAGCAATGACTGCATGCCCTCTGCGATCGCTGTATTCTTTTTCTGCTCTGCCTTTAACCGAACAGACAAACTTCTATACCCAATCCCAGCCAGCCCCGTCAGAACCGCAAGTAACCACTCAATCCAGTGTGCCTGCGCATAAAATATGATCTGCTCCATAATGTATAATAGTCCTTTCGCAATAAATTGCATAATAATAGACCACTTTACGCGGTCGGCGATCTGATTTTCATAAATTTTCTCTGTAAATGGCTTTTATTTTGTAGATTTCCCTTTTGTTTCTTCGTCCTGTCCATCAGCTGATGCCTGCTGGATCAGCTGCTCGGTATACCGCAGACAATCGGCCATGATCTTTGTATTCTCGCCCTTTGTCTCGATCAGGGCAAGGGTGTTATAGAGTTTCTGTAAATTCTCTTTCATACTGTGTCTCCCTATACAAGCAGAAATGTTTCATCGATATTTATGGCTATACCAGACGGAATATCAACCATTGTCCCATTTTTGACACTATAGCCAAGCTCTATTTTCCCTTTGGACGCATTTAGGCGTAAGGAAACTTCATAATTGCTCTGAATCCAGATTTTCTTGATCGCCGGAGTCATACCGGTTGCTTTTATGCCCCCGAACGACAAATAGCCGTTCGATGTGGCGAGGATTGCTGTTGCTGTGCCACTCATTTTGATTCGAATCATAAGTGGCGACTCCCACACAGTAATCGAAATACCGCTAACTGAATATGTGTATTTTGCCGCTGTCGCCAGAGCATCCAGCGATGTCCCCGCAGATGTTTTGATGGTTTTCGCGATCACAGCTCCTGTGGCAGTGAGCGATGCAGAAGATATCTCACCACCGTTGATCACGGTCGAGGACGTACCGGCTGAATTATTAATCGTAGTCTTTCCTGTCAAATCAATCGCTGATGTCTGCCCGTTGATACGCATTTCAGCAGATCCAGTACCGCCCCTCGCATACGCCCATATTACGCCACCCTCACCAGATATTTGCGACGACCCATATGGATCTGATCCAGTAAGCCCCCAGTGATATGAAGCGCATTTATCCCCATCATAAGCAAGAGATCTCAATTCAACGTTTGCGTTTGCGGTTTCATTAGATACCGTTGTCTCTGTGTGAATATCACAGTTATCACCGGTTTTGATATTGAAAGTACGTATATCCCCCACATCGCTCACGGAAGAATATATTGTCGCTGAGCCGTTGCACAAATCAATCTTGGAATCTTTGCTGTTTTTTCCAAGATATATCGTATCAGCGCCGTACTGAGCTAAGATGGTTGACCCGTTTCGGATATTCACAACGCTGTTTCCGATCTGGACATTTTGACCGAGTGTCTTAGCGGTCACATTTCCGACCACGAGACCGTTTGTGGAATCGTATTTCATGTAGTTCGAAGCAACCTTCGCTGCCTCCGCCACTTGAGCGTCGACATCTTCCGGAGCGGGTGTCCAGTCCGTTGCTTTGTTGCCTTTTTCGAGTTTGACGTTTTTAATTCGGGCTGTAAAACTGGCTTCGACGTCAGCATTTGGGTTATAAAAAAGTATATAAGCGCCGCTAGCATCAACGTTGTCTGACGCTTTTTCCGGGATTGTAACAACCTTTTCGACATGATACCAGTTATTGAGTTCACATCCATTCTTCCCGACTTCCGGAAGGTCGTGCGCTGTGACGCGCCTCCAAGTACCAGTAGCTGTTTGTCCGGACGGAGCAGACCCATACCGCTGCCCCATCCAGAGTTCACCAATATTTGCCCCCGTAGGAAAGTTCCATTCTGTATACATGATGTCATAAGACCAGATATACTTTTCACCTACGATGTAATCTCTTGTAGCTATTGCAAAACCAGGTGTAAGTGTGATTGTGACATACGTTTTTTTAGATTTCATTGAAATCTGACCGTAATCATCCGTGATTGTCGAAAAATTTTTGAAGAATCCTGCTTTTTCGTTTCCTCTGCCGTTCAGGATAAGATTCCTCCCACCCACTTCCAGGTTATCAACCTTATCGTTCGCGCTATCAGCTGTATTCTGAGCATTCTGAGCCTTGTTATAAGCGATTTTCGCCGCCTCATAGCTCGATGACTTTGAGACGGCGGAGTAGCTGTATGAGCCATTTGTCAATACCGTCAGGTCGACAAAATATAACGTATTGGTTGATCCCGCTGTATAAGACGGCTCGGTGGTCTGCCATTTACCACCCGGCGGATTTGTGGTCGGTTTGGCTGGTGCTGCTACAGTTGACGATTGCAAAAGGTAATATGTAGTCACATGGTCGATATCAACTATTCGAGATATCGTGATCTCAGCTTTGGCTTTGATTACCATTACTGCCCACCTCCCGGATCATCCCTCCAGCTGGCAAGTATATGCCTGAGAATTAGTTACGTCAGCGGCGGATACGGTCAGTGTTTTTGATGTAGCGATGGCGGTGTCACTTCCGGCTTTATACCATTTAATGCTGCCGAGAGAACCACACACACCAGCGTCTGTAATCGCCTGTTCTACTGATCCTTTCCATACATGTGCGGTAAGCGTCGTCGAGCCTGTATTGTTTTTGAACACCGTGCCGTTGGAGGATGTGATTGTGAGTGAGATCGCGTCCTGTCCCGCAGCGCCGGTAGCACCTTGTTTGGCGACGCTGTACTGTGTAGCTGTACCACCATTAGTGTACGTGAATACTGTCTTAGTCCACAGATACTGTCCGGCAGACACTGACGGAGGTGTCGACTGCCATCCGCTTGAAGGCGCAGATGTGTTTGACGAGGACGCTGCGTATGTAATGTCTGCTTTTGAAATACCATTGCCAGTTGCTCCCGTAGACCCTTTATCGCCCTGAATACCTTTGATACTTCCTGCGTAAACCCACTTCGCATTTTGTGCATTACCTGCAACCGTACATTTATACGTATAGCCGGTCGAAGTATTGAGATACATATCGTTAACACGAGCGTTAGCTACTCCAGAGCCGGTGAAAGCTGTCGCTGTAGTGGACGTACCCGTGATACCGGTACCTGAATACCACTGAGATCCGGTTGTACCGGTTGCTCCGGTGGAACCTTGCTTGGCAACACTGTAGCTTACAGATGTGGTATTGTCGGTGTAAGTTGTAGTTACTCTTGTCCAGAGATACTGCCCCTGAGTTACAGACGGAATTGTCGTAGACCATCCACTTGTAGGCACCGTTGTGTTGGAGGAAGATCCTACATACTCGGCCACAGGAGTCCCCTTAATTCCTTTTCCGGTTGCTCCGGTATTACCCGTTCTTGCAACGGCAAATGAAAATTTCTTATTCATTGTCATACCATCAACTACAACCGGGATGGTAGCCTCACATGCGGTATTTACCGTAGCCGTGGTTGTGAATGTGATCTTTACTTTAGACGTTCCGCTATTGGATACAGCCGCAGTAATACCAGTTGGACACACAATATCCCCAGCTGTGACGGCTACAGAAGCACACTGATTCTGCCCGCAGAATGCTACAGCCTCCGTTGAGCATGACTGATTAGCACCTACGCCACCTGTACCACCTATAAATGTATAAGCCTCGCTTGTGAGCATGACCGAATACGCATCGGTCACATCGAGAATAGTAATTTGATCAGCTGATTTAATTGCCATGTTGTTATCCTCCTTAAATTTAAACTATTAATTCACACATAAAAGTTACTTTCGTATCAACGTCCTCCGGCGATAGAGTAAACGTGAAACCTTCATCGCCAAATCTCGAATCGTTGCTCGATAAGACGCCAAATGATTCATCATCGAGTCGCTGCCAATACCATTGAAGATATGCACCTGCGCCGAAAACCTCTTTCATAGTCGCTGAATCTGTAATCCGCTGCTTGCCGTGATAAAGTACTACAGACAGCACTGTTGCAACCTGATCGTTCTTAAATACTGTGCCTCTTGATGATTCAATTCGCAGAAGCGTAGTTATTTCATCACGCAGGTCAGCCACCTGGTCTTTTATGTCCTGCTTTATATTATCTAATTCTTCGCCAATATTTGCCCCGGAGCCGATCATCAGCTCGTCGACATTAATCGCGAGCTTATACGTTCCGTCGGCAGCTCGGTAGTACTTAATGTAGTTCTGTCCATCACCGATTGCGATCTGTCCGGAATCATCGAAATATACACCGCTTACACTGCTACCTACAGAATCTTTCCCTTGCGAATACAGCGAGTGATTCCCTATTTTGAATCCGCCGATGGTGGCACCGAACGCTACTAAGTCATTGACACTGATTTTCTCAGCCGTGACCGACTTTGCCTGCAATACTCTTCCAGACAGGCTGTTATAGTCTGTCTGCTCGGCAGTCGTCTCCATGCCGTTCGTATTCAACTTGTAGTAGAGACCGTCTTGACCTCGGATCACAAGCTTTTCTGCTTTGATTGTCTCACCCTCGATCAGATCGCCCTTGATCGTGACGCCGACCAGTTCGCCGGTTATTTTCGCATCACCGATTGTCACATCTTTAATTAAGCCGGATTGAGCATAGAAATACGCCATCGCAGCCTTGTCGATATTCGTGAAATCAATTTTTGCGTATTTAATGTCAGCCTGATCGGCGCTCAGCTTTTTTATAATTGCGTCTTCCAGTTCGGCTTTTGATGCGTGCACATAATCGAAATTTGCTTTGTTTCCGAGGATCTCTTTGACAAGAAACAGGTCTGTATAGACGCGATCAAGCGCTTTTGCGGTCGGTCCCTTTTCTGCACCAGCGTTGCTTTCAGCTTCTGTTTTTCCCTGAGATGCAACGGCAGTCATCAGACCGCCATCGAAATCCTGCGTGATGATCATAATCGGGATCCTGATTTCGTTTCCGTATTTGTCTTGCACCTTAACGATGTCGCCCGGGTCCAACCGGATGTCCCCGAAGAACGAAAGAGATGCCGGTAGGAAAGAAAGATCTTTCAGTTCCGCGTAAACTCGGTCAAGATGTTCCTGAGTCATAACCGGATTGCTGATTTGCATGCCGACTGTACCAGTTCCGGAAACAAGTGTCTTATCTCCCGCAGTACATTCAATCGACCCAAGCGAGAAATTCTGTTCCGTCGTTATAAGATCGTCATAGTATCTTGATGCCGGAATTGTATAATTAACATCTCGGTACCAGCGCAGCTCAATTTCACCCGCGCGGTTAATCACTGCAAATTTCACATACAGCTGCGCGACATATCCGAGCGCTTCCCGGTACGTATAGCCATCGAAAGGATTCTGATAAGTCGTTGTCGTGGTTTTCTCCCCGGTCTCATCTTCACCCGCTTCGGTAATGACCGCACGCCTGTCCACCATGATTCCATCCGGCAGCGCCGACAATCCAGCGAGCGGTACTCCGGACATACGGGAGATCTCCTGTAGCACAGTTTTTCCATCGGCCGGATAGACCAGTTCGGAAAAATAAGCGCCACCCAGTTTCGATGTCATCCGGTCATATGCCGCAAAGCACAGCACTCAATCATCATTTTGCGGCTTCTGAACCGTAAAAAGGCCAACCGGGATGTATTCTTTTGTCCCGCCAAGATCAAGGCCGATCTTTAACGAGAATTCTGTATTTTCCATAGCCACTTCCGGCTTTTTCATTGTGATCTGTACACCTGCCGAAACGGCACCACCGATCGTCACATAGTCCCCCGGATTTGCTGCTGCTGTATATAAGATCGCAGAAATTTCAGCCGCAATCGCTTTTTCGCCGATTTCAATTTGCGTCAGGAAAGCTCTGCTGTGTCCAAGTATACTGCCGCTGAATGCCTCACTTGCCTGATACACGCTCTATCACCTCCCGGTTATTTTTCAATCAGTGTCACGCCAACTCCAACGTAACGCGGCATCCCGGATGCATATGAATACACCGGGTAAGTCGGAGTCCCGGCATACATCGTTTTTTCTACTGTCTTTCCCGTTCCGGGAGCTTTGAATTTAACTTTGATGTATGCTGGATCAATTGCCATATCTACTGTTTCCGCCTGCGCATCAGTCAGGATCGGCCATTCGATTTTCAATGTGAATTTTCGTGCTATCACATCGCCGTTCATGGTTCCGTCTGCGCCGCGCCCGGTGTTTTTACTCCATATTTTTTCCTTTGAGATTGACAGGCCGCCCTGCTTCGGTTCCGGCATTGCAACCCCGTCGATTACAAGAGATGCCATTTTATTACCTCACAAAATGAGAGCCTCTTTCAAGGCTCTCAAGTTAAAATTGGGCACTGCCCGGTTGACATGGTGCGGTTGTTGACCTCTTCGATCACAACGTCTGTGATTTTCTTTCCACCGACATACACATTAAATACCGGTGTCTGCTTTCCGCTGCCCATGCGGGACATTGCTGCACATACAGCGCTGTATACCCCTGCAGAAACAGAGGATACAATCTGATTGTTGTTCATGACTGCTGTGCTGCCGCCGATCGTTCCGACCAATTCCGGTCCCGCCTCACGGGCGAGAAAGAACTGCCCGGTCGAGAATGTTCCGCCGGATGCTGCTGCCGTGACCGGCTGCCATCGCCCGCCTTTATACATTCCGCCAGAAGCCATGGTAGTACTTCTGATTTTGCCCGTTACGGATATCACCGGAATATAATCAATAGTTACTCGACCTATCTTTGCGTTAACACTTAAGCTCCAGCCACTTACGAGCATAGAGATAAGAGCGCGGAATACTTTCCAGCCGGTACTTACCGCAATGGCTATTCCAAGGCTCCAGCCGTTCGTCATTCCGCTGATGATGCCCCGAATCGTCCTTGCGCCAGTACTGATGCCAAGCTGCGTCAGCATCTTGCTGTTCGCTACATTTCTGCTGTATGTTCTGCGTGTTTCTGTTGCAAGGCTGGTGTTCAGCCCGAATCTTGCTGTGACACTGCTTCTTGCAACATTTGCATGATAACGTCTTCGCGTTTCTGTCGCAGGGCTGGTGTTCAGCCCGAACCTTGACATTATGATGCTTTTCAAAGCATTTGCTTTGTAGTTTGCACGCGTTTTGGTCGCTGATTCAGTATTTAAGCCAAATCTTGCAATAATAGCTGCCCCTTTTTTAATGACATTTGATGCATATTCGGCTCTCTGTGTATCAGCGTTTGATGTATCCAGCCCAAATTTTGCTTTGACAGGCGGGTGTTTCCTTATATCCTGGGCATCTTTTTCATACTGGGTCTGATCCCTTTCAGCTTGTGATGTGTCCAGACCTAATTTCTGCCGAATCTCTTTGTTTTTGCACAGTTCTTCCAGCTCTGCATACTTTTCATCCCACTTCTTTTTGTTCATTTGCAGGATGATGTTGGTCATGCGTTCCGGTGTGATTTTATCGAGAGTTTTGTTTGCGCTATCAACGCCTGGTTTTGTATCATCGGTTGCTTCGATGTCTGTGCTTGTTTCGTTCGGCAGGTGTTTGTTCAAATATTCTGCAGACTCATTAGCAGATTCTTTTAAACCGGAATTATCACCATTTATTCGGATTGTATATTCATCGTCGGCATCACCCTCTGGCGTCTCGGAACCATCACCCTTTGATCCTGGATGCACCTTAACGTATGCCTCTAACTGTTTGTTTTCTGTTTCTTTCGTCCAGAAATCCTTTACATTTTGCCACCACTCTTTTGCAGCATCGATAATCTTTACGCCAACCTCAATAGCAACATCCTTAATACCTTTTATTCCAGCCGAAAAAAGGCTGCTGATTTCATTCCCTATAGCATCCCAGTCAACACCTTTTAACCATTCAACGACTTTTGGAACAACAAAAATAGCAGCCAATGCCGCACCAATTGCGATAGCAACAGGTCCTAACCCCACTGCCGATACTGCTGAGACAAGGGCCCCTGAAATGGCTGTTACGATAGTTGAGCCAATTTGTTCAAGTACAGCGCCACCGATTGAAATAGCAGCATTTGCTGCCAACCATGTGCCAAGGGCTGTTATCATTATTTTGCCGACTTCGCCCATGTCGACTTTTTCTGAAATGCCTTTCCATAGATCCTGTAATGCCTGTTTTATATCGCCCCACTTTAAGCCAGAAATCAATGTTGAAACAAAATCAAGTGCTGCCTGCAGACCCTCACCGATAACGTTTCCGACGTTCTTCCAGTTTGTTTTTTTGATGCAGGAATTAATCCCACTTACAATCGCGGAAGCAAACTTTTTAAAATCAGCTTCAGCCAAAAATGATTTTGCGCCTGCGATGACTGTATTTACAGCACCGGCAACCGTAGAACCGATATTATCAAATGTTTTTGGAGTCAAAACCTTATTCAGCGCACTGGCAATACCTTTTCCGATGTTGCCAGCTGCAGTGATCGCATCGGACCATTTGATTCCACTCAATGTAGAGTTCAGCGATTGTTTAATTGCGTTTCCGGTTGCTTCAAAGTCAAATTTCTGAGACCAGGTTTTTGACAGTTTGAAGACACCGTTGATGCCGTCACGCACCGCACTTCCTGCTCCACTCCAGTCTGCCGTCCGGATGAAGCTGTTCATCGAACCGGCGATGAACGAACCTACGCTCTCCCAGTGAAGATTTTTCATAAAAGCACTTGTACCGGAAACGCCAGTGTTGAGGAGTTCGCCGACTGTCTTGCCGATCGAATCATCAAGACCGGATGTCTCGACAAAACCGTTGATCAGTGTCGCAAGTGACTTTCCAATCTTTGCGGCAGTTCCCTTGATTTTATCCCACGGGACGTTGTCAAGACCTGCTTTTAGTTTCTTACCGATTAATTCCCCGATTTCAGTAAAATCTGCATCTGCCCAGGCTTTCTTTATCTGATTTGCCAGATCTTTAAATTGATTATCGACCGTTTGTGTCTCAAATCCAATGCCAGCTCCACCGCCGCCACCGCCGCCACCGGTTCCGTCTCCGTCCTGCGATGTGGTATCGTCAAGCTTATTGATCTCGTCAAAGCTCATCAATGTGCGTTTGAGCTTTTCTGCATTGTCTGCGGCTTTTCCGGTTGATGATGCAACCGCATTTGCACCATTTGCAACGTCCGCTATTCCACGAGTTGCTATCGTGTATGTGCTCTGCCCGGTTAATGCCGCCATGAACTGTGCAACGGCATTGCAGGCAGATATGAGATAATCGATCAGTGTGTTCAAGGCAGGTGTCACGACATTTAAGATTGGCGCAAATGCTGATGCAAACGCGCCCTGAAGCTGATTCAGCTGCGACTTAAGCAGTGACAGATTCGCATTCGTTGTGCTGCTGTACTGCGCCAGGCTTGTCAGTCCGGTGCTGAGTGCACTTCTGAGCGTATTGACAACCGCATAGACGGCGCGCATCCCTATCCCATACAGCAGCAAACTTTTGAATCCATGGCGGAATTCATTGCTGCTTCTGCCTGCCGCATTCCCTGCTCCTGATATCCCATTCTGAAAACGTCTCAGGATTGGGATACCATTTGCAAAACGCTTAATCAGGGATGCTGCCGCACCGGATACTTTTTTTATCGCAGGCGCTACTTTTTTTGCTGCAGCCTGCATTGCGCCAAATGCCTTTGAGCCGAGATACGCTGCGTTGGACACGACACGTCCAAGCACCGGGATCTGACGCACGGTTTCCGCAACCGTTTCTTTCATCGCCCGGATTTTCCGCGCCGCTGCGGATGCGTATGCACCAATCTTTTCAAAATCATTCCCGGCGCTGAAACCTTTGCTGACCGGAGTATAGTCATTCCGGCTGCCTTCCAATGCCAACTTTTCTGCCTTATACTGCTTTAATTTTGACGTTGCTTCTTCAATTCCGGCTGTGACTGCATGGTATTTCTGACTTTCGGCCTGCCAGGTGCCGTCTGCTTTCATCTGCTCACAGGTGGCTTCATATTTTGCGAGTGCTTCAGAAGCCTTTGAAATTTTGTTTTCAAGTTCCTGCGCTTCCGGTGTGAGCTGCACTGCCTTTCCGGTATCTTCCAGGTCTTTGATTTCACCTTTTAGATAACTGATCTCCTTCGTAACTTCTTTGATATCAGCTTTAAGGCTTTGCATTGCACCGCCATCATCCGAACCAAAGCCAAGAGTCTGCCAGCTTTTC